AGCGCCATTGGACACCATAGATGCCGCACCGCCACCGCCACCCGCCATACCGTAAGTAAAGACAACATAAGTGGTAAGCCATTTCATCATGCCACCAGAGCCGCCCATACCGCCCCTGAAGGCAGCGTCCCCAGCATTAGCTGCTCCGCCGCTGATAGCAGTCTGAAACCCTGTACGGGCGTTGCAGGTTGAGGTGTTCAGGAAGTAACTACCGTTGGTGGTATTTGTATCGCCGTCAAGCGTTACCACCACCGTTATCTGCTGTCCCGGCGTGACCGCAATATTATTCTTGTAAGCACAAGCACCACCAGCACCACCGCTTCGAGCTTGGTCTACCACAGGCGAACCTCGCCCACCGCCGCCTACGCAACACACATGAACCTTAGTCACACCCGCAGGAACCGTAAACGTCCCAGAGGACTCAAATAATTGAGAACCCACAATGTCAGCAGACTTACCCGCAAAGTCCTTGAATTTAATCGCGCCAGAGGTAGGCACACCCGCCGCAGCGCCGTAGTAATTCTTCAGCGCACGATTAGCCGCAGCGCCTCCAAACTCCTGCTGGATAGAGGCAAGCGTAATGTTGGAAGTAGGGACAGCCATTAGCGTGAACGAGCCGCGCTAGGTGAGGGCGGTATCTGTGGCACAACATCGTCACTCACTGTCACACTGACTTTCAGGTCACTCACCGCGAGGCTGTGCTTGAAGTGCCACAGCGCCTTATGACTATCGCCATCGCTCTCCATCTCAATCCAGATGTTCTTTGTATCTTCCAGCAAGCTATCACTGACAGGCATGTACGCAGGTTCTGCTGCCAGCGTCATGTCCAGCACTGTCTTGGAGGAAAACGCCTCCTGAGAAACAACGGGTTCGCCTTCCTCATTCGCAGTTGTCAGAGTGTAGGTGCCGCTGACAGTTATCTCGCTGCCCTTGTTGAATCCACCGTCTACCTGCACACAGCACTCATCTACGTTTTCTGTGTAGGCTGCGCGGAGGTACGCCAGGAAGTTCTCATGCAGAACACCAAGCGGCTTACCCGCACCATCGGTGAACGAGTAAGACTCCTGCCACTCCACCCTATCAAAGCTAAGGTAGGCAACGTACTCTGTTTTAGTGTCTCGACTTACTGTGTCAGTTGTCATTTTTGGTTCCTCTTCAATTCATCAATCTCTGCGCGTAAATCTTTTATGGACTCCACCAGTAGCGGCACTACTCGCTCGTAGTCCACCGTTAAATAATCTGTGCCGTTGTCTACATTGATAGGCGCGTCCTTCACCACTTCTGGCAGGACAGCCTGAACGTCTTGTGCGCTAAGGCCGACCCTACGCTCACCGCCTTGGTAGCCCAGTGACTGAGCAACATCATTCCGCTCGTAGTAGAAACCTTCCAGAGAACACACCTTGTCCAAGGCATCAGGGATAGTTCCCAGATGTGTCTTGAGGCGCATGTCTGAGTACCCAGCCGTGAAGTCGCCGGGTGTTGTGAATGCATTAGCAGTTGTGTTGGCGTTGTAAACTGCCTTATCGTTTAAAGAGCGAACCCAACTAGCATCGGACTGATACCAGCCACCGCCATTTGATAGCTCTAAGTTGCCAGTGTTTATCTTGACATTGCCGCCGGAGTCGATACTCATCTTCTCATCGAAACCACCACCGTTCTTATCTGTGGAGTGTCCAAAGCGCATGTTAGCACCTGACAGTGCGTGTACCAGTGGGTCGTAACCTCCAGAGTACATGCCCATCCAATTACCGCCTGAACCCTCTACAGATACGTTGGCGATACCACTATCTTGTATGTCTAACTTACCCACCGGATTATTAGTCCCTATACCAACCGACCCGCCAGCGTAGTTAATACCGCCAGTGACATCGTCCCACTGAGTGGCCCCCGGCACGTTAGTCAACTGTGAACCGTCGCCAATAAAAGAAGCCGCAGTTAAATCGCCTGTTGCGGTGACATTGCCAGCATCATCCACCACAAGGGCGCTGGTGGCCTGCCACTCAGAGGCACTATCTTCCCACCTGAGGGTATTACCGTCCGCTAGACCATCTACCAAGCCACCGCTGGGCGTAAGAAGTTTCTTTGAGGCACCGTCTCCGACCCACAGCTTACCGTCAACCGTATTTACACCTAACTCACCTTTTTCCAAGTCAGTTGATAGGGGCTCATCACCAGTGCCCCCTGTTTCGTGCTTAGTGATAATCTTGACTGACATTATAAAATTCCTTTATGTAGCATCGAAAGGCTCGTAGCTCTCCTAGAAGGGAATACATGTGAAAAAGGCCCCATGAGGGGGCCTAGTGTACTACTGGAGCGTGTGTTTTGTATTTTGTACATACGAAGCTCCTAGTAAAAAAGAGGAAGGGGTACTGGCCGCTTTTGGCAGTGTTCCCCCTAGTAAAAGATTAGCCAACTATTACGTTGACACCGCTCTCTGGACGGTAGCACTGAGTGCCAAACAAACGGTCAGCAGTGTACAGTGTGCTTAAAAATTCCTGTTTGTACTGCGTTTGACTACGTACGCCAAGCTGCTCTGCGAGGACATAGACGTCCTTATGGCCCAGAAGGGCTGCACGAGCACCGGATACACCGTCGGGTACAGGTACATTGGTGCTGACGTATACATCTACGCCGTAAATCTCACCAATCTTACCGTTCACAGTACCTTTGTTGTTTACAAAGTCTGTGCTGTTGTACCGCTCAATACCACGGATGGCATTACACAGTGAAGGAGGAATGACAAAGAAGCGACCAGACATGGGCACATCAGCGTCGTCCAGCACCTGTAGTGCGTCACGCATAGTAGCGTCAGTGAACTCAGAAGTAACAGCAGCACCGTCCCACGCAACAGCTGCGCCATCAGTGGCGTCAGGCATGATGGAGTTACTGTGCTGGAAGTTAGTACCAGTACCGTCACCCAACTTAGTTCCGTTAGAGAACAGGATGGTGTCAGTTTGACGTGCCAAGGCGTAACCAGCATCTGAAGTGTAGAACCGACGCAGTGAGGCCAAAGCCTGTGTCTCGGTAATATCTTCAATCATGCGGGAGTATTCCCAGTGCTGGTCGATGTTAATGACAAGCTCTCCCTCAGTCTCAGCAATCAGGGACACAGAGGTCTCTGCTACTTTCTGAGAGGAATCACCACGAATGGGAGAAGGTACGTGAATAGTATCACCCTTCTTGCCCTTCATAGACATCTTCTTTACGAGGTTAGCAAGTACAAGGTTTTTCTCGTACTCAGCAATTACTTCGTCAGACCAGATTTGTGGTACGAATGTGGCAGCTGTACCAGTGTTACCAGCGGGACCAGGAATACTGGTGACCTGTGGTGCTGCATTATAAGGATTTGAACCAGCCATGATAGGCTCCTTCTACGTTAGCGAACTCGCCCTTCTTGATACGCCTGCATAATTTCGTTTGACAGGGCTTCGTATCTATCAGGGTCTGTTTTCATTAGTTTAATTATGTCAGCTCTACGATAGACCCGTTTACTACCTGCGTTACCGCTGCCAGTAGTAGAACCCGTTGACGCCTGCTTAACAGCCTGCTGTCGTGCTACAGTCTCGTTCTGAACTGCCTGTCGGGCGACTGAGGCACGTTCCTTGAAGGTACTGATAAGCTCATCAGCGGCTCCTAGCTCGTAACCTTGGTCTGCTCTCTGGAACAGTTCCTTCCGAATGTCGGACTCTTGAACCCATGTCTTAAAGTTAGGGTCTTGGAGTACCTGTGTCATGTCAGGGTGCTTAGCTTGCAGCTGCTGCACTGAGGCAGTTCGTTGCATGTTCTGTGCGGCCTGACGTGCCTGTACCACTTCGGGGTGGGTTTCAATAGCTCTGTTTACTGCCTTCTGGGGGTCCTCGAAGAAATCTACTTCCTCTACGGGCTCCGGTTCAGGCTGTGATTGAGATTGGATTTGGTTAATGACATAGTTGTCTACAACCTTTCGCAGTTCCCCTACTTCAGAACCTTGTGAACCAATGAGCTTCTCAGCACTCTGGTGCATCGCTACTACTTCTCGGATGGACTTCCCTTGGTACTTCTCAGGGAGGTCGTCTTCCTGCGGGGCCGCTGTAGTGTCTGCTGCCTCGAATGAGGTGGCGACATCACTAGCCGACATTGCTGCTTCGTCCGTTGGTAGGCTGTCAAGATTTTCGTCTAGGGCTACGTCTTCCAGTATCTCTGCTGCCATAATGTTTACTCCTGTGCTTACGCATTATCAAGATTGTTGGGTGTTCTCTTGTGCTATCTTCTGTTCCCGCTTTTTTACCCATTTGTCCGCAGCAGTAGGAAAACCAGCTGGGTCATTTCCGGGTAAGCTGAAGTTAGGGACAGTTCGCACTTTAGTAGCACTGTTCGGACAATTTAGGCAATCAATCGTCAGTTCGGTGTTCTCTACCAGCTTGTCTACGTATAAAGTGCCGCAAGCGTTGCACTGAAAATCATTCAGAACCTTCACTGTTCTCTTCCTCCGCTCGTTGTATCGTGGAGGGGAAGTTAATGATAAGGGCTATAGCAGCCAACTTACCTTGCTTCGTGTAAAGGTCCTTCTCGTCTTTAATGTCCTGAATATCCTCTAGTAGATGGATATTGTCCGCGAGTTCCTGGGTCAGTAGCTCCCACCCACGGGTCTTAAACATTGTCTTCATCTCCGCGAAGTACTCCTCGTCGTCCATGAAGTCGTCATCTGATTCGTTACTAGCCATATTTACCCCTTGCCAAGGTTGACTTGTGTAGTAAAATGTGTTACTCTTTTATTCTTATTATACCCATATAGTAACACATTTTTACTCAAAAGTCAAGCATTATTTGTCTTTTATGTCCTTTTTGGTGCTAGGGGCCTTCTTTTGGTTCTTAATCGCCTCTTCTAGGGCCTTAAGCCGCTTATCGTACCCCTCAAGGATAGGGTTAATTTGCTCGACCAACTTGTTTAAATCACCACGCATCATCATAAGTATTGCCTCTCGTTTAGTTTATTGTGTTTGATTATTGCTTCCCCTGCGAAGCTCCATGTCCTTCTCTTTTATATTAAGTTCCTTCTCCTTCAGCTTAGTCTCCGCAATCTTAAGGCGTCTGCTAAACTGCTCAGCTGTCACACCGTCACGCACATCAGCCACAGCGTCAATACGCTCAACTTCCAGCTTCTGGGGCTCCAGCTCTGCCTCAACCGTGTACTTTTGAGCACGCGCATTGGACTCAGCAGCCTGCGCCTCAAAGACAGCAATCTGAGCCTGCTGCATCTGCATCTGCATCTGGTGCATCTGCTCCTCCATCTGCTTCTGCTTAGCCTCCGCTTCAGGATTAGGCTGTGCTGCTTCCTTAAGGATTTGCTGGAGTTCCTCCGAATTAGCCAAGTCCATAGTGTCCACAATTGACTGCACAATGGCAGGGTACATGGGGGACTCAGGAGAGGCTGTCTGGAGGAGTTGTACTAACTGCGAGGTCTGGTACTCACGGCCCATAGTGCCTAAAGTGGACTCCACAATGAACTTATAGTCGTTCACTGGGTAGTTCTCAGGGTCAAACTGCATATAACGCCACGCAGCCTTCTCTACGAAAGGCATCCAGAACCCCTCTTGGAAGTTTAACACGGTACGCTTCTGACGCTTGATGATACCACCCATCGCCATTGAGACAGCGCCCGTCTTATTGTTGGAACCCATCCCTTGGGCAAACTCACCCCCATCGACTGCACCTGTGGACTGTTGTACCATCTTCTGCAACTCAGCTGCCTGTGCGAAGGTGATTTGGTTGACGTTGCCAAAGTTGAACTCGTTGAGCACCTCTCTAGGGTTACCGTTGGTCAGAATCATCTTTCCTGGTCTGATTTGAGGCTTGTGTCCCCTTGGGATTCGTGTAGCGTCCATAGCCAACATAGGGTGGATAGTAAGAGCGAGAGCATCAATACGCGCACGAATTTCGGCATCGAGGGCCTTTTGGGAGTTATATCCTTTCTCACACACACCTCTTCCCCAGAACAGACCGGGCACGTTGTCCCACTGAAAGGCAACAATAGGCCTGTCCTGCATCATGTAGGGGTTCTCTTCTGCCTTCAGCAGTACCCCTTCGTTGGCGACTACCACAATGGCCTCTACCCAGTAGGACTCCTCTGAGGCGTCCTCTGGGAACAACTCCTCTACGTTCTCTGAGATGTCGTCCTGAGGGTTAGCCTCAGCACCTT